ACAGATTTGGCACTCACAGCAGCTTGATTCAGACCCCGAAAACATTGAAGTAGCCATGATGAAGACATTTGTTCACAGCAATTGGCAGGTTGCAGCAGTCAGGCAAAGAACACTAGACCCTGACACAGGTCAGCTTTTAAACACATTTTATTTCAGCAGAACAAAAATATTAAAGGAGACGTTTTAATGGCGACAGTAGGTTTATATGGTATTGCTTTTGGTCTTGTTGATAATGACCAAAAGTTAATTACAGACGCAGGTAAAGGATTGGGCACAGATGGTATTTATACCGTCGGCCGTGAAGACATGGGTGGCAAGACAGCAAACATCACTGGTTTGTCAGGTACACCAGTCAAGATTTATGGATTTAATCAAGTTCAGGGCGTTGATGTACCGCAAGCTGAACCTAGTGTGGCACTCGACATCAATAATTTGAGCTTCGACATCAAACAACAAATCAAGGGCATGATTAATGACCAAAAAGGTGGATATACCGACCAAGGCATTCAAGCTCACGTGGCAATGTTAATCACAAGCCAGACAATTGACAGAGAGCACTTTGTTTTCTACGGGTTCGGCGATGGCATTCTGTCTGAACCTTCTGCCAATTTGCAAACCGATACAAATTCTGTTTCTCATGCTGATGATAGTTTAACCTACTCAGCTTTGGCTTGTGATGCTTTTGGTGGTGCACCTTACAAGCTGTATAGCGACATTGACCCAGATTTTGATAAAGCCAACATGTACAAAGAAGTTTTCGGCGGATATGTATTGCCTGCGCCAGCTGGTGGCAGCACAGGTTCTGGCACAACACAAGGATAGTTACATTTAGTTAGTGCTGAGAGACGGTTTCTGGTGCAAGCTGAAACAAGCAAATGAATAACTAATCTCAAAACGACAGAACAGCAATCTCAACATTAGCTAAAAGCCGGTAGTAGCCACATTGATGTGCGAGTCATCAAGCCGGCATTTTTAATACTAAAAATCAAAAGGATGGTACACAGATGAAGATTAAAGAACAAATTTTAAGCAACCGCGAGCACTATGTAAAGGTAACCAACCGGTTAATGCGCAACACACTGAAATATCAGTTGAGCATGGCTGAAGCAGACGATGGCGATGATAAGACCGTGCCAGAAAAACTGCATATGAGCCTGGACACAATCAACAACACCGAACAATACATTATTGACACATTGAAACTGAATAAAGATGAGCAGGAGAAATTGGACAATTTGTCATTTGATGACACGTTACGAATTGCTAATCACGTGGTGTTACGTGTTCAAGGCTTAAGTGAAGAAGATATTGAAATGGCAAAGAAACAAAGCCAATCCGCGGACAAAAGCAAAGAAGATTAGTGCACCTGAACGTGTGTTTATTCTAAAAAATAAGCTGGCCGATTTTGATTATTTCGGCCAAACAAAACTGGCCGATCTTCATTGGACGTCAGATCAGTTTTGGGATGCAGACTTTTTTGGGCTGATGGAGTTATTGAATGCCAAGCCAGAAAAAGATAGGCCAGTTGATCCAGGCCAGATGTTTGAACAGTACAAAAAACAAGAGAAAGGGTGATAGATAAGTGACACAGCAAATTAATGCGACTATGAGTACGTCAATCGCCCTGGATCTATTATCTGCCAGTGAATCCGTCAAGTCACTAACATCAGTTGTTCGTTCGTCACAATCAGCTTGGAAAGCACAAGAAGCTGAGATGAAATCAGCTGGCGATATGGCTGGCGCTGCCCAAGTCAAATATGAAGGTCTGGGCAAATCTATTGAGGGTCAACAAGCCAAGATTGACGCTCTTAAAGCCAAACAAGCTGAACTAAAGGGCAATACTAGCGAAACTGCCCAGCAATTCTTGAAGTATGGGCAACAAATCGATGCTGCCAGCAAGCAATTAGCATCAATGCAGGCTCAGCAAGTCCGTGCTAAACAAGCAATGGACTACCAAAAGTCGGGCTTGGCAGGTTTACAAGATGAATATCGTAAAGCATTACAAGCTAATCAAATTTATGTCACTCGTTTAGAGGCTGAGGGCAAGCAGCAGGAAGCAAACAAAGCCCAGCTTAATGGCTATAAGTCCTCTATTTCAAACCTAAATGAGCAGTTGAGCAAGCAATCAGCTGAGCTGGATAAGATTGCATCTGCATCAGGTAAAGATAGTGACGCTTACCGTACTCAGCAAAATAGAATCAATGAGACGGCTACCTCTCTAGCCAAAGCAAAATCATCAATGACTGGCCTTCAAGACGAAATGAACAAGGCCAATCCTTCAATATTTACCAGAATCAAAGATGCAATCAGTGGCACCAACAAAGAGGCTGATAAAACCCCTGGGCTGCTGAGTAAAATTGTTTCTGGAAATTTAATTAGTAACGCAATCAGCAATGTTTGGTCAACGATTCAGACACAAGGCAAAACAGTATTGCAGCAAGGGTTGCAAATTGCTGAAGCTGGTGAGCAGGCCAAAAGAATATGGACAACTTTAGGTGTATCTGATTCTGGTGCCGATGCATTAATCAATCAGATGCGACGGCTGAAATCTGAGACTAACCTGTCTGCTGACCAAGTGGACACATTGCAAAAACGGTTCTATGGCATGACCGGATCTGTTGAAAAGACACAAGAGCTGACTACTGGTGTGGCTACCCTGTCTGATAAATTGAGATTGAGTGGCAATGCTGGTACTTCCATGGCTCAATCCTTACAAAGAGCTTTCAACAATGGCAAGTTAACAACTGGTGTTTTGACGCGAATGGAGAATGCTGCACCTGGTTTAGGCTCTGCACTGGCCCAAGCAGCTGGTATGTCTGAACAAGCATTCAACAAGATGGTTTCCGGCGGCCAGATGTCTAGTCAAAAACTGCAAGACCTGATTGTTAAGATTGGCGGAAGTAGCAAAACTGTTTTTGCTGACTTTGGCAAAACTGCTGAGGGAGCAGAGCAAAGATTAAAAGGCACCTGGCAGGGAATTGAAGCCGAAATGGCTAAGCCACTGATTTTTGTGCAATCAACTGGTATCAACTCTGTGGTTAACGTTTTGCAGTCCGCTGCTGTGCAGTCGCTGTTTACGTCTGCTGGTGAAGGCATTGCTAAAATCACGCAAAAGGCATCTGAATTTCTGAACTATGTCGCTGAGCATCAAAAAGATGTTGGTGGCATTGTCACAGACTTAGCCGACATTGTAAAAATTGCAGGCAGTTATGTTTGGGACAGTTTCAAGGGCATTTTGAAAGATGTTGCTAGTTGGTTTGGTATCAGCGGCAAAAATGCACAGTCCATGAAAGATCCATTGGCTACTATCCATGATATTCTGGACAAAATTGTGCAGAACAAGGACGGGATTAAGACTACAGTCAACATCATTGCTGGCTTGTGGATGACGAAAAAGGCCATTGGCTTTGCTAGTGCCACGGGAAGAGTGTACTCAAACCTAAAGAACTTGGCTGATTCCAGCCTGTTCACCAAGATTGCTTCTAACTTTGGCATGGTTAATAAGGCCGAAAGCACAAGTGATAGTGCAGCTCCAACGATTGCTAACACCGAAAGTGAAGTTTCAAAGGCCAGTTTAGGCAGCCGTGTGCTCAAAGGCACGTCTAACTTAGCTGCTGCTGGTACTGCTATTGATGTTGGTGGCAGCATTATAACAGCTCTGACTAGCAATAATGAAAAGATGAAAATTGCTGCTGCATCTAAAACCACTGGTTCATTAATTGGTGGTGGTATTGGTGCTGCTGTTGGTTCAATGATCGGACCAGAAGGCACTGTGGTTGGTGCTAAATTTGGTTCTTCTATTGGTGATGCGCTTGGCAGCACAAAGACAGCTCAGACCTGGGCCAAGGACATCAAAAAGTCAATTGATGGTGCTAGCAAAGGCATTACAATGCCAGCACCTAAAATCAGTGCAGACACCAAGGCTTTAGGCGACAGCATGGCTAAGTATACCAAAGCATTGTCTAAAAAGCTGATTATTTCATTCACCACTGACCCTAAGTCAATGGCTAAGGCTCAACAATCAGTTAATAGCACCTATGCCAAGATGAGCAAGTCAGTTGATAGCTACTATGCTCAGAAAGAAAAAGCATCTGCTAAAGATTTGCAAACGCTGGTCAAAGAGGGCGTGATGACTCAAAAGCAGGCTGACACCCAACTGGCTAAAGAAAAGCAGTCAGATGCCGCAGCAGCGAAAGCTAAAAAGTCAGCATATACTACTATGGCTAAAGATGCCAATGCCTATTTTAATCAGTCTGAAAAGATTGCTAACGGTAACACAGCTAAGTTGCTGGCACTGGCTAAGAAATATGGCAAAAACAGCAAGCAGTACGAAGCTGAAAAGAACAAGGAGCTGTTAGCTGAGTACAAGTCTTATGCCAATCAGTATGCCAAGCAAGAAATGACCAACAACAGCAAGATCACTTCCATGGTCAAGTCTGGTGCTGAACAACAAGAAAAATTGTTGGCAGCATTCAACAAGCGTAAAAACACGATGTCTGTGCAGCAAATTGAGAGCACGGCCAAGAATGCTAAGAAGGAGTACGACGCAGCCGTCAAACCAGCTCAACAAGCTAGGGATGCAATTGAAAAAGTTGCCGAAGACAAGTACAAGAGCACAGTAGCCACAGCCACCAAAGAATACAAAGACACTGGCATCATTTCAAAAACTGAATACAAGACTATTTTAGCCAATGCTCAGAAACAACGAGATGATGTTTCCGCAGCAGCTAAAGACCAGTATACCAACGTGACAAAACATGCCACAAATCAGTACAAGTCCACAGTTTCTGCCATCTCTAAGCAGAAGACAGAGGCCATCAGCCAGCAGCAGATAGAAGAGGTTGGCGTTTCTACAGCAGCTGCATCACAATCAAAAAAGGTTGTTGGTCATTCTACCAATCAAGCAAACAGCAGTCTGAAAGCTGCGCACCACCAAGCCACAGGTACTAATAGCATTTTCAGTGGCCTGAATAGCTGGTGGAATAAAGTTGTGCACTTCTTTGGCGGGACCTCAGCACCTACTGGTACGGGCAACTATGGTTATACAGAAATTGGTGGCTTAGCATATGCCAATGGTGGTGCTGTCAAGAATGGCATGGCGCTAGTGGGCGAAGCTGGGCCTGAATTGCAATACAAACCAGGGTCTGGACAATACAAACTGCTTGGTGCCAATGGTCCACAGTTGACCAATGTTGCAAATGGTGACTACATCTTAAATGCCCGCGACACGGCGAGAGTGTTATCAGGTGAATTAGGCCACATTTTGCCAGGATATTCAAATGGTTTAGGTGATTTAAGCGGCTTCTTCAACGGAATCAAGAGCACAGTGTCCAAAGTTTGGGATAAAGTCAGCAAGTCAGTCAATGGCATCTTAAAACAGATTGGTGATCCACTTAAATTCTTCACTGGCTTAGCTGACAAGATATTCAATGTCAATTCTATCCCTGGTGCAGGATCAATGGCTCAGCAAACAAGTAAAAGCATGAGAGACCAAGATGTAAACGGCATTGCCTCTTTGTTTAGGAAGCTTAAGTCGTCTGCAAAAGAAATGGAAGCAAGCAGTGTTGCCGGCCAGCCAAAACAAGCACAAGCTTGGTTACCCATTGTTGAAAAATTGATGAGGCAAATGGGCGCTAATCCGCCAAATGGTATTGCAAGCGAAGCCGCGGCATTCGTGCGTGAGATTGCACGTGAATCTGGTGGCAATGCTTCAATTCGTCAGCAAATTGTGGACGTAAACAGTTTAAATGGCGACCCTGCAGAAGGACTGTTGCAATTCATTCCATCAACATTCATGGCCTATGCAGTACCAGGGCATACTAACATCTTAAATGGTGAAGACCAGATCATGGCAACCATCAATGCTTATATGCATAGCGGTGCTTGGGACCGTATTGGTACCGGCCGACAAATCAACTTCTTAGCCAATGGTGGTCTGGTCAATCAACCATTATCAGCAATCATTGGTGAAAGTGGGCCGGAAACAGTATTGCCTCTGGGAGCAGCAAAGGCTTCTAGAGCTTGGCAGTTGTTAGGTCAAGCAATGTCGGACATTAATCGTGGTCAGCAGCAGAATATTACTACCACTGACGACAGCGATGTGAGCAGCAAACTGGACACATTGCATGACGATTTGGCAAATTTGACAAAATCTATTCAACAAATGGTGGTAGTTTCTGTTTTGAATCCTGATGATGCCGCCAAAGCGCTAAACGAACCGCTGACTAAGATTCAAAGCGCAACAAAGCAAATAAATAAAACGTTATCAAAAACAAGCTATCAAAGTGGAGGTGCGATGGTAATTGACTGATGCTAAAGGAATGAGCGTGCTGTTCAATGGCGTTGATTTGAACCAATGGATTGTGATTACTAACATTGACATTCAGAATTTACCAACAACAACACCGCAAGCAATAGATGTGGGCACAACCCCTGGGCAGACATTGCTCAGCAACAAATTTGAGTCAAGGGCAATTACCCTGACTTACTATTTGCTTGACCAACGCTACAAGCATGATCTAGCCGGTGCGCTGGGCAGTAGCAATAATCAGCCAGCTCAATTAATTCTGGGAAATGATCCGGACAAGTATTATATGGCAGTGCCAGCAGGAGGCGATTCACAAAATTTAGGCCCCGTTGTGGGTCTTGTTTCAGGTGGTTCTCTAACATTTGTTTGCTATGATCCGTTTGCTTATTCCACAGACACAGTCACAGCAACGAACAAAACAAGCGAATATGATGGCTTGCCCTCAAACTTGTTGTTAGGCACAAGCCAGACTGACACAACTCTTTCTAGTGACTATTCACAATCAGTGCAAGTTGAAGGTGGCAATTATTACACTCTTCAAGGCAACATCACTGATCCTGGCTCAGGCATACCCTGGACACTGGCATTTGATGATGGCAGCTCATCCAACATCACGCCAACAGCAGGTGGAGAATTCTACACAACTGCTTATGCTTCTCAAAAGGCCACGACAGCAACAGTCTCAGCCACACTGCAGCAAGATGCAAAGCCTGTAGTATTCAACTCTTTGAAATTGTCACAAGGAATTGCAACATCTGATTGGTGCCCAGCAGATTCAGAGATTACAGGCACATTTGGCAATACGCTCACAATTACAAATCCAGGCTCAGCAGATGCAACGGTTGATCTAACAGCCACGATGAATGATGATGTAGGCTATTTAGCGGCTTCAATCAATGGCAGTGGCGTAAGCCTAGGCAATCCAAACGGTCAAGCAACTCCTGATGGTGATGTCAGCACAAAAATGTTCGAGACTTATTTTTGGTCACCTTATACGTTTACACAAAACAAGTATCCTGGCAAAGTCAGCTCTACAGCTAGTTTGAAGGGATCATGGGCACAAGCAAATTGGGAAGGCGTTGGCTATGTTTATCCTAATAATTATGCTGAGCCTTCAGGAGCCAGCGGCCAAGCATTGTATGGCACGTCGTTTTATATGCCATTTGACCAGCCTCGAAACCACTGGTCAGTGAATTATCACATGCTCAATTACCCGCTGAAAAATCAAGTCTTGGGCTACACCAAGATGTTTGCGGTGGATAGCGCGGGTGCACCAATCTTTGGCTATCAATTTCGAAAATTGAATTGGGCAAATAAATACCAGCAGCTGATTTTGTGGATTGGTGATGATGTCATCAACACTTGGACGGATGAGCAGCACACAAGCTGGATAATGGAGCAATTCACGGGCAATCTGCAGCTGGAACAAGATGGTGATGCATTCACTTTCAGATTTAACAATGGCTACACCAAAGCACCATGGGCAAAGACATTGGTCTACTCAAATCTGACTAATCAGCAATGCGCTGGAATTAATTTTTACACAGGCAAATTTGGCGGGTGTGACGGCTTCCAAACTCATGTGATGGGCATGGTTGGTACAAGCTATGACACAAATTGGGTGCAAACAAACAACTTGTTCCAGCAAAATAGCACTGTTGAAATTGATTCTGACGCATCTGCACCATCGGTACTGGTCAATGGTATACCAGCACTTGACACAATGGTTCCAACATCACAGCCGCTAATCGTACCGGCCAACAGCACTGCCCAAATTGACATTGACAACACAATTGGCAAGCAAATTCCATCAGTCACTGCCACACTACGGCCACGTTACATTTAGTTAGGGATGAGAAAAATAGACATTATTCAATTTGATAAACCAGTTTTTTACATTCAGGACCCAAATGAAACAGTGCTTGGTTCAACAAAAAGTTATTATGACAGTAATTTGCAATGGGAAAAAGAGACAGATCTGGCCGTTCTGACATTCTCATTGCCAGCATCTGACCAAGCAGCAACATACATGACTAAACTCAATCTGCTGACGTTTGTGCTTAACGGCCGTCCTTGGCGGTTTCAAATCAGCCAAGCAGTATACGACACCAATGGCAAAGCATTTCAAATCACCGCTAAACCTTTCAGCATCACGCTCAATCAGAGCTTAGTTGATGCTGCAGTGGCACCAAGTCAGCAAGAGCCAGCAAGTTTTTATATAGGCCAGACGCTGAAGGGATTGGATTGGACTATTGGCCGAGATGAGCTGGGCAATAGCACATTGCATACTGTTGCTTTTAGCGACCAAGATACAGTGCTAGCACGGTTGTACTCAGTTGCTGATGCATTTAACTGTGCTCTGGACTTTCGGATCGAGCTAGATGGGTTAAAGGTTAAAGCCCAATACATTGACATTTTAAACAGACTGGGCAGTGAGCGTAATGATATTCAGCTAGTTTACGGAGACAATGTCACTAATATCACAAAGACGGTTGACTGCTCAACGCTTGCTACTGCTCTCGAAATCACTGGTCTGCAAAAGGACGATGACAAAGGCAATAGTATTGATGACGCATTCTTTGATTTAGCCTACACAAGTGACGATGGTCGCTTCACCAAGCCAAAAGACTCATATGTCATGTATGACCAGACCACAAACAAAAGCTTGAACCAAGGTGCAGCCTACATTCTAGGCACGTTTGATGGCAGCTCGGTCGAATCAGTCCAAGCAGCAATAACAGCCGTTATCAACCAACTAACCACCCAATCTCAGCCAACTACTACAATTGATACCAGTTTGGCATACGTGCCCAACGCACTTACTATTGGCGATACAGTCAGACTGATCAGCAACGACCCGAACGACAGCAACTACCTTTCAACAGACGTGCAAGAACTTGACATCTGTCTGGACAATCCTTCCAAGTCTTCAGCAAAATTTGGTGACTATCAACCACTTGCTGACGGAGACAATTTGTACGATCTGACTCAAATCAAGCAGTCTATTGCTGCGGCTCAAAGTTTAGCTGCTACTGCACAAAACACAGCAAATACTGCAAACACAAATGCTGCCACTGCTCAAGCCACAGCAAATACTGCAAATGCTACTGCAAATACTGCTCAAACTACAGCTACACAGGCAGCCACTGAGGCAAATACTGCAAATACCACAGCCAATCAGGCTCAAACAATGCTGCCAGTAATTTCATCAGTGGCTCCAACCAATCCACAAGAAGGCCAAGTGTGGTTTGAAGGCGACAGCAGCACGAACGTCAAAGCCATACACAAATATGTTTCTGGGAGTTGGCTGAACAACACTCTTTTGCCTACGTCAATGAATGTACAGCAATTGTCTGCTTTATCTGCTGACCTAGGCACTGTTGATGCTGGCACGTTGAATGCAGTTGACATCAATTCGGCAGATATGCACAACCAAACAGTTGTTGACGATCCAGATAATGCAGGTCAAACAATAACGTCGGATTTTTATATCAATGAAAATGGTTTATTGCTGGCTGCAAAACGTAAATTGTTGGGTATTACAGACGTGGTTTGTTGGACATGGATAGATACGTTTGGTCAAACAATCGCTGGCTATTCATTAGTCGCTGATTTTGACCAAACTAACCCATTGAATGGAGCCTATATGTCGGTAAGGCTAGATCCGGTTTTGGCCGGTCTTTTTTTCACATCGTCTCAGCTGGGTGGAAGTTTTTATCTGAACATACAAGATGCGTATCAAAACAGCACAAGAACAGTCGTTTGGTCATCTGGATGGGGGACATGGGGCGGTGGCAATGGTGATATTGTGCTTGTCCGGCATGGGCGTTTGGTGACGTTATTTGGCTATCCCAAAAACACTGGCAGCAATTATGGCAATGGTGCTCAAATCGCTCAATTGCCGGATTGGGCTAAACCAGTCTCAGATGTTGGTGGCATTAACATCTATGCCGTCTCATTTAACAGCGGCGTAGGTAACATGCAGCCGTGTCCAGTGTTCCTAAGCACTAACGGTGCTATCACACTGGCCGGTGGTGCTCAGTCAAATGGTTATGTACGTATTTTCCCGCTAACTTATCCAGCACAGGACATGTAAGGAGACAAAAATGCTTAGATTCTTAGTAGACAAAGACGGTTTTATTGTTGATTTTGCACCCATTTCATCGGATGGCAAATGCCGCTTAACAGCCAATGCATCCACAGTGGATTGTGACAGCCCAGATGGACAATTTGAAAAGCCTAAATGGGATGGCAAAAATTGGGTCGAAGGGGCAACAGCGGATGAACTTGCTGCCATTGCTAATGCACAGGCTCAATCCGGCCAACCAACTATTGAACAGCAAGCCATTAACCAACTGGGCGTGATGGTGGCTAGTCTGGCTGCAAAGGTGGTGAGCAAATGATTGATTTTGTCAAACTGATGTACTCATGGGGCTGCCCCATTGAGGGATATGTCACAGCCGGAGCAATCACGGTTGATGAATACCAAGAGATTACCGGCAAAGAATATGTGGCAGGGAAGGGCTAAAAAATGCACATTATTTTAGGATTAAGCATTGCTGAATGGGCCGAGTCCCTAACAGCAATTGGTGTGCTCGTGAGTGCGGGCAGCTGGCTGTTCAAGAAGATTGCTTTGGACCCGCTACGAGCTGATATTCAGCGGTTATCTGAGCAGATTGGGCAGCAACTTAAAGCACATGAACAGACGCTTGCGTCAATCAATGGGCACATTAAGGACCATGACATTGAGTTGGGCAGCCATTCAGTGCGGATTACTCGTTTAGAGGACCACGTAGGTATCAGAGAAGATAAAGGAGATAGTGATAATGAAGATTAATTGGAAAGTACGATTTTTATCTGTAAAGTTTTGGCTGGCCCTGGTGCCGGCTATTTTATTGGTCGGGCAATCAGTCGCTGCGGTATTCGGATATAACTGGGACTTTGCCAGTTTGGGCAAGGAACTGACGGGTGTGATCAATGCGGTATTCGCTGTTTTAGCTATTCTTGGGGTAGTAACGGATCCAACTACGGCCGGAGTTAGTGACAGCGACAAGGCATTAACCTACACTGGGTTAATCAGTAGCAAGTCGTCTCAAATTGACGAACTGCAGGCACAGATTGCGGCCTTGGAAAAGGCTCAAAAAGTGCAAGCGGTAGTGCAGACCGATCCGGCTACAATCAGCCAGAGCGTGGCCAAGTCGGCGGTGGCTCAACCAGCAGCGGCAACCACCTCGGCGTCGGCTAGTGCGGCTGGCCAAACCAAGGAGGAGGCGTTAGGCTAATGGGTTATCCACTAGTCATGGACGTGTCATCCTATCAACCGGATGCACTGTCCTTTTTCCAAGCGGCTAAAGCGGCGGGGGTGCAATCGGTCATCATCAAGCTAACCGAAGGCAGCAATCCAGGCACGGCTTATATCAATCCCAAGGCCCGTAACCAGATCAACAATGCTCGGGCGGCCGGTTTGTTGGTCCATGGGTATCATTATGCCAAATTTAACGGTAATAATGATGCTCGCGCCGAAGCTGATTGGTTTGTCAAAGTTGCCAAGAGTCTGGGCGTCAGCAATGACAGTATTATGGTGCTGGACATCGAGGATGCCAGCAACGCTTATTTGGCCACCAGCGATGCCAATGCATTTATTCAACGACTCAAAGACTTGGGGTATGACAAAACCGATGTCTATTCGATGGCATCCTGGTTCTGGTCTGGCCGATTAATACCGGGACAGTTGATTGCCAAAAATCTATGGGTAGCTAATTATGGCGTATCGGCCCCTGGTGTAGACAATGTAGGGCTTTGGCAGTTTACGAGCACTTACAACATTGCGGGTGTATCGGTTGATATGTCCTATGATTTCAATGGTTTTTACACCAAGGGCCAGACTCCTATCGCGACGCCCAGGGATAAAAAAGGCTGGGTCGAGACCACCGCATACGTCAACCTGCGCAAAGGACCAGGCACTAACTACGGTGTCTCCCGCACGATGGGACCAGGTGAGCGTTACAACTACTATGCGGTGACCCAAGCTGGCGGTTACACTTGGTACCGGCTCACCCCGAACGAGTGGGTGGCTAGCGCCGGTGCCAAAGTGATCGCAGCGCCTGCTGCATCTGCACCAAGTCGGGTGGCTCAATCCGGCACTTTTCGGGCAACCGTGACGGTCAATGTGCGGTCTGCCCCCAGCCTTTCCGCTGGTGTGGTTGCCACGTACTCTCCGGGGCAATCTGTCCAATACGACAGCTATATCGATGCAGATGGTATCCGGTGGATCTCTTATGTGGGTGCAAGCGGCAGCCGACGTTATGTGGCACGTAAGAAGCTGGATGGATCAGCGATGTATGGTGATGCTTATTAATGGTAATCTTTTCCCGGGGCTTCGGCCCCGGACTTTTTTGTGGCAAAGATTTGACGTTCCATAATTAGGTGGTGCAAAAAATGATTCACTTGGATTCACCGGAATGAATTAAACGTTTTGCTAATTTCAAGTGGGACTTGATTCTTTCAATTGCATCAGGGATCGTGTAGGCATAACAGCTCATGCTATTTTTGTCCCATATTGCTGAGGCACCAAGGATCCTATGGCGTTTGCTATGCCAAAGATGAATAGCACACATTCCCCCATAGGGATAGTACGTGAGCGTGATCAAGAAATCTTCCTCAGGCGGGAAAAGATGAAACACAACTTCCGTTGAGCCTAAATCAATTGTCTTAAAAGGCATAGTTGAAATAGATATTTTCAATTCTCCCCAACTGGCCGGACTCATTTTTGTTACCGTCATACTGTATCCCCCTCTACAATCGTGAGTTAATTATACAACGGACGTTATAAATTGAAAAGAGCCCGATACGAATTATCTCTTAGAATGTTCAACCCCATGCGGCAATATTGGTATACTAATTGTGTTGCATGACACAATCAGTGACCATAAAGAATCTGTTATTTTGAGTAAAAGAAAGCACCTTATAAAAAGATGTGGATTTAAAAGCCGATTAATGATATGTTTTGGTAGTCAGATTTACCTAACGTGATCATCCTTCCCCCATCATGACGCATACTGGGCTGCCAATGAGTGTCCCTATTTTTATGCGTATCGGTATGGCGGTGTGCAAGAAGCAGATCAAGGAGATAACGATATGAATTTGAGCAAATTAACCGGGCTGATCCCAGTTACTGCTTATGGCTTAGCCTGGATCACTAATTCAAACGGAGCGGTCCTATAGGATTACAATCACAAGGCAACCGGCCGTAAATTGTCTTACGGTACAAGTTGGGTTGTTACCGGTCTCGACAAAGGCTGGCTGAAAGTTGGCGGCCTGATCAATCCAGATGATGCTATTGTCAAAATCAACAAAGGCATCGTAGCTGGCGATTGGACTGGGCAAAATGTACAGGTTGTCAACAATGATGCATACACACAAGCAGTACCCAAGCCAAAGCAGGCAGGTATCAAATACCTACCAGTTGGCAGTCGATGGCAAGTGAGAACTGTATCCAGTGATGGCGGGTTCGTCAAAATCGGCGGCTGGATCGATGCCAATAAAGTCAAAGTTGAACTGTAATACAAAACCCGGGGCTTAGGCCTCGGGCTTTTTTTGAGGTTAAAAACTTTTTTGATGGCTACTACACATTTACTACACAAAAAGTCCAGAAATGGCTTAAAATCAATGCTTATAGAGCATAAAAAATGGCCCCCGTGGGACTCGAACCCACAACACACGGTTCCGAGGACCGTTGCGCTATCCAGTTACGCTAGGGAGCCAAACACTCTTTTATCTTAGTGCGCAAACGCGTTGGTGACAAGGGTAAATCACGAAAGAGCGGGTAAATCGGCCAAACAGTTGATGCCGAGAGTCAGCACCCGCGGATGCGAAGCTCGGCCAAAATCCCGCGGATCGTAGTTTTTCTGGTTGGCCAAAGAATCGGCGGTGAACAAAATTTGCCCAAACTTGGCACCCCGGAACTGGCAAATGGCTGCCATCGCGGCACATTCCATTTCGACGACTTCATATCCTTGGGCGGTATATTGCTTGATGAGTGCAGGTGTTTCCCGGAAGAAGGCATCATTGCTCCAGGTTTTGACTGTCCGGGTATTTTGCCCGACACTCTCCAAACTGGCCTGAATTTCTTTGACCATATCAGCATCCAACACGATGCTGGGTGCCGCCGGTAAATAATGGTAGGAAGTGCCTTCATCCCGGAGTGCCTCAGTGACGACTAATAAGGCATTCTCCGGTTTATCTAGCAACACACCACATGAACCGACGGCAATGATTTGCTTAGCACCGTAAGCAATGAGGAAGTCGATGATTTGGGCCGCGGCGGGTGCACCAATGACTGCCGGACAAATACCAATGGCTTCGCCGTGGACATTAATTTGCCGGACTTGCACAATGTTGGAAAAAGTCTTCAACTCACCAATGATTTGCGCATGGTATTCTTGATAAAATGTATTGAGATGGTCCATGGTGACGAATGCCAACAACATTTTTTCTGGAAATCGATAGCCTTCATTGCGGAAGGGATTAATGACCGCATCAGGTGAGGAATCGTAGTTTAAAATGGGTAACTCTGCCATGTCAACATCACGCTTTCTGAAAAGGGTTGAACCCATCATACCACAAAGCTTTTTTGTGGAAACCAGCCCCGAGAATTCGGTAGAATAGCGTATACTACAATTAGATTGTTGCAAATGGGGGAAGATTATGAGGATCAGAAGTGTCACCAAACAAAGTTGGTGGATACTGGGTATCACTGCCCTACTCACTGCTTTGTGTTTAGGATACTACGGGTGGGGTGCCCAATATTTAAAATTGAAAGAGACTGAGCCTAGTACAACGTTGACGACGACCAGCACGAAGTCGGTGTATACGGAAGCCCAGTTTAAGAAGACGCTGCAAAAATATAAAGCGTTTGACGCCTTTGCTCGGGTCACCACTGTGGAAGATATCGAAGCGGGCAAGTCCTCATTGGGCGGGTACAGTGATTTTCCGATCATGCCCGGGACCAATGCCACACAGTCGATCAGCGTCCAAGATGGCACTGTTGAAATGTGTACGACCATGACACCTCAGGGCGTTGTGGTGGCGGGCAAATATTTAATCACGTCGGCTTATGACCATGACGGCTTCCACAACTCAGTTTTGTATGTCTCGGATGCTAAAACCGGCAAATACATCAAAACCGTCGTTTTAAAGGGCACTCCCCATGTTGGCGGAGTCAGTTATGATCCGCGCAACCAACTTGTGTGGGTCTGCAGCCGCCGTAATAATCAATCCGAATTGGTTTCCATTACGATGAAAGCCATTGAAGGCTATGATCTCAATAAAACGGAAAAGCCGATTGCCTATCATCAACGGGCGTTATTAGGCTCCATCACCCGGGCATCGTTTGTCACATATGATTCGGGCAAGCTCTATGTAGGCTTCTTCAACCCACGCCAAACCGGCAATATTCAACATTATAATTTAAGTAAGACCGGCAAGCTGATCGGGGCTTCTTCTGTCAAGGTGGGCAACAACGTCTTGGAAACTTTATCGAATGCTGTTTTGCGCCAAGATATTTTGACCCAAGTGCAAGGGATGGCCTTTTACAAGAACTACATCATTCTGTCACAATCCTATGGTCCTGGTCGTTCCCGACTATGGATTTTTGACAACCGCAATCGGACAGTGTATCGGGAAAAGGATGCTTTGGCCCGGTTCTATGCACCGTCCCATTTGGAACAAATTTCCACGAACGGCGACACCTTATGGGCCAACTTTGAGTCCTCTGCGCGCGCTTATCGTAAGACCAGTCACGATCATGTCGATCGGTTAGTGCACATGAACTTGAAGACCTTTAAGGCGATTGTGGATGCGGAGCTGGCACAGGAAGGGGACAGCAAGAAATGATGAAAGAACAATCAACGAAACGCCGCTTGTGGCCGTCATTATTCAGTGAAGATCAGCCGATTGCGACGATCAATGAATGGATCAAAGTATTGGCCACGATTTGGCTGATCTATTTACTGTTCAACACCAAGAATCCACTGAGCATTTATTTCACACCATCGGTGACTGAATTTCGGATGCATGGCAGCCTTGGTTTGGATTTGCGCCTGATTGGTGCCGGTTTGCTGTTTCTCGGCTTGGTCCTGGCCAGTGCTTGGTGGGCCTTTGGCAAAGCGGGTATCGTCAAGCTTTTCCCGCGCTGGCGCGTGCGGGATGGGTTCATGACCTTCGGCTACGGGTTACTCACCTGGCTGTTCTTCCTCATTGGCAACATCTTTGCTGACTTCGTCCATGCCAAGTATTTCGTGAATACGGATAGTGCATTGGATCTTGGGCAATTCGATTCCTGGTCGAATTACTGGGTTGTGACGGCGCGGTATGTACCCATGATGATCGGGCAGATTCTGGCCTTGATTTTAATCTTTTTAGCGCTGTATCAAATCGGGCGGCATGTCATTCCGCAAACGAGTCGTTTTTTGCGGGGATTAACGACCTTCCTGATTTATGTTGTCGCTGCAGTAGCCTATGCCGGTATTATGACGACGCCGCTCAATCCCAATTTTGCCCAGAATGTGTGGATCAATGGCATGATGGCTATTCCGATGCTGTGGGCTTATCGCCGTACTCGCAACGTGCTCGTGCCAATGATCGGGGTGATTGTCCTGGAGCGGGCGGCGATTGCACTAGTGTTGCTTTTTTCCATGTAGTCCGTTGCACAATGGCGAACAAAACGAGATACTAGAATTAGTGTAAAGGATTGGAGGGAATACCTTGGCAGAGAAGACAACAGGGACGAATAGCGGGGTGGCCACCACCTTGGCTGTGGTGAATGCCAAAATGGAGCAGATCAGCCCCTATTTTGACCACGCCAAAACCCGCTTACAGCAGGTGACCAAAGAATATTTGCGGGCCATCTATGAGTCCTTGGATACCCTCCAACTCGAACAAGGTCGCGTACAACAAGCCATTAGCAAATTGCAGAATGAGTTGCAGGGACAGCAGCAGGTAGTCGCAGATATCCAGGCCCAGTCCACGGATCCCCAATTGTGGCCGCGCCAACGGCAAGTTTTGCAGGATAGAATTGACGCCTTAACACGGCAGATCACAAGTCAACAAGCGGAAGAAAGCCGTTTGCAGACCCAACGAGATACTGCAAGGAATACGCTGCAGGGGGCCCAGAATAAGCAAAATATTCTGCGGGCGAGTTTGCATCGCCAGGAGGAGGCAGTTCGCCAAGAGACGGATCTCACGAAGATCACGGCGATGCTGACGGCCCAAGCGGATAAGGCGGCGGATATGAACCGGCAGATTGCTGCATTGGAAGATCAGCGCATCATTGCACAAAGTACAGTGGATAATCTCACGGCGCAGTTGACGAAAGCCAACAACGACCTCAGTGCCGAGATCAACCAGCGCGGGCAGCTCGTGGAACAGGCCAAGCAGTTGAGTGCCAAGATCAATGCGGCCCGGCCCATCCAGGAGCAGCTGCATCATGCCCAAGACGACGCTGCCAAGATTCAGGACCAAATCGACCAATGGCAGGCAGATCAGACTAAACTCACCGCCGCGGGAACACGACTGCAGCAACAAATCAAAAACGTGGAGCAGCAGCTGACCACTGGTTTGTTGACGACGGCCGAAATGGCCCGGGCGGTGGTCATGCAGCAGCCGGTCAGGGTGAGTCAATCCAGTGCGCCAGTGGCCAGTGAAATTCAGCGGCCGCCGGCGTCTGCAACGGGACCTGTGCCCCAAGCGGATGTGCATGTGCCAGCGATTAACCTGCCGACTCAGCGGCCGTACTTATTTGTATTGCCCCAATTGCCGACAAAACTGGAACCGGTACTGCTGAAGTATTTGGCGGCCCTGTTCCGCTTTTTAAGTCAGCACGGTCTCACCGTGCGTGTATTGGTCATGGATTTTTCACCTCAGTTCACCGAAGACTTACGCCATTTTGTGGCGGAAATCGGCGATATCCCCAACCTGCAATTTGCTTCATTTTTTGCCACGTTGCAGAATGTCGGTCAAGCCAAGCCCTTTACGATGAAGGAACTTCCTGTTTCGGTACCGCTCAAAAAGGCCAAGGATGGGGCGGATATGGTATCGGGCAAAGACAAACAGGTGGGGGACTACCGCGCGTTGTATCGTCCAGATGGCTCTTTGAACTGGATTGGTTACGCCGTGGATGACACCCACTATTTATACGATTATTACGCCCCGCAGCACACACTCTGGTACACCCAAATCATCGTGCATCGGCGAGACGTCAGTGAAGTCACTTACTATCGGCAGGATCGTTCACCGGTATTGAAAGTAACTCACAATCAAAGCACCGCGCCGGTGACGACCTTCTTTAATGGCAAAACTCAGGAATGGCCGTCATTGGCCGCCTTTCAAGCGGACTGGCTGGCGCATGACCAGATTGCCCGGACATCTACGGTGGTCGCGATGGGTGATGATCCATTGTGTGCCAGCGTGGTCCAAGGTCCGCTACAGGAAAACGTCATTCCATTGCTCGGAGATCGTACCTTGACCGATCCGCAATTGGCAGAAAAGGTCAGTGGGGTCCATTGGCTGCTCGCCCCGGATACGAGTGATATTGCGACGTTACAGCAGTTGGTGGGCTGGTCAATTCCCGTGGTGACGATGGATATGTTGACGAGTGCTGATGATTTAACAAAGGAGCATGAAGATTGATGGATGCGCATAAGGATTTGCAGACGATTACAGGTACAGTGGATCAGTTGACGCAGCAACGCCAAACGGCTGCCCGGCGAATGGATACACAAACCAGTCAGTGGCAAAGATTAGCCGATCAGTTTGAGCAGGATTTGCAAAAGGTGGCCGATGGCATCAAGCTGCAATTGGCTCGGTTGGATAAGCTGGCAGAGGAAAACCAAGACGCCTTGACAGCGAACGCCAAGGATGCCGCCGCGGACCAGCAGGCCATTGACGATCCGCCGGATTTTGACGGCCAGGTCACCGATTTGCAAAACCAGATTGAAGCCATGAATCGCGACACGATTCCTGCTTATCAACAGGAATTACAGCCTTTGTTGACGACTCAGCAAGAACAGCGCCACACTCTGACCGGTTTGCAATCCCAATTACAAGACATTGTGGCGCAAGAAAACCATATTGCCATCAAGATTCGCAAGGCCAAGAGTTTGCATGATATGATCGCGGTCACTAATGAAGAGCAGGGTAATATTGATGCCTTGCGCGGTCAACGGGAAGACTTGACTAGTCAGATTAAAGATGTTCAACAAACCTTAACAGACGGCCAACGGGATATTGACCAGGTGAACCATAAGATTGAAGACGCTAAGAAACAAATGACCACTTGGGATACGCAGAGCCGCCAGTTGCAGGAGGCCAAACGGCGCCGGCCTAGTCAAGTGGCTCGTTTCCAGCAGCATATTCAGGAACTAGCGGCCCAGGCAGCAGGACTGCAGAAGATGAGCGATCAAATCAGTGCCGCCCGGGATAAGACTCAGGATGCGGCGAATACGGTCAGTGAACAATTGACAGATCTCCAGCCGCTGCTTACTGCATTGAATGATATTGTGGGGACACAGACGGTGGCTGAGGCCCAAAATTCGGCGGCCGACAGTAGTGCACCGACGCCAGCACCCCCTGTAGCAGGCCCAGTGGCCTTGATCTTACCGCTCTTGCCCAAGAATGCCGCCCATGTCGCGACTCTGCAGGGCGTGATGCAAAAATTAGTAACTGACGGCACGCAGAGTGTTCATTTATACACCACGGGTTACGAGGAGGAGGACATGGCGGCGCTGCAACAATTACTGGGTGAAGATCGTCCTGCCCAGTTGGCTTGGACGAATATGTACACGGCGTTACGGCAGACCCAGCAACCGGCTGCCCAAGCGCGGTTGAATGTGCAACCGGATTGGGTGACCCGGGCGACGCCGGATAATCAAACAGTAGAATACTTAACACCGGCGAACAAGCTAGCTGCCAGGGTGCAGTATCGGCAAAACGGTAAGATTCGGTCTGTCACGTACTTCAATCTACCTGGCGGTGCGCAACGCCGTGATTTCTGGGATCCCGATGGCCGGGTGGCAGTCACCCAATCCGTTAACGCCCAAACCGGCCGGGTGACCAACGAAAATTTCTATCGGGTAGATGGTTCCGTCGTGTTGATCAAGGAGTATCAAAACAACCAGGAGCAAATTCATGTACTGGCGGAAGATCGGCATGTGCTGCAGGAGTTTACCAGTGATGATGCACTGGCTGCGTGGTGGTTAAGCCAGGCTGTTCCCCAGGGCAGTACATTGGTGGCCCCAGCCAATCCGCGTTTGCTGTTGAATAAGTCATTGCAGGAGCGGACGGATTTACAGGTTGTACCGATTCTGACGCCGGAGAGTACCCCGCAAATTTGGGCGGAACTGCTGGGCGGCGAAATCCCGCTGGAGACGGCGTATGTCAGTGATCCAAACTTGCAGCAGGCAGCAGAGGAGACGCTGCCAAGTGTGCATGTGGAGACATTAACTGATTGAACGTAAATTAAAAGACGATGCGTTTTTTCTCGCGCATCGTCTTTTTTGGGCTGCTTATTTGCTAGCCGGTTCTTTTTCGTCAATCTTGGCGATTTGCAACCATTGTTTCCATACGTTTTCCGGTGAATACTTCTTGGCTGCTTCATAGGCACCGTTGCTTAGTTTCTGGTGCAAGAACGGATCTTTGAAGATCTTGATGATTTCAGCAGCCATGCTGTCCACATCACCATCCTTGAAGAGATAACCGCTCTCGCCGTTGTTAATGATTTCGTTGGGTCCGTAGTGAATATCGAAGGCCATAATCGGTAGGCCATTGCTTTCGGCTTCGAGCATTGTCAAAGGCAACCCTTCACTGCGACTGGTGGAGATGGCCAGAACGCTTTCGTCATAGACTTTTTGGATATCGTGCGTGTACTGGAAGAAGTGGACACTGCCGATCATGTCCAACTGTTTAACGGTATTATTTAGCACAATACCGCTGCGCTGGTCGGTCACGAAACCATACACGTCCAGGATGACATCGGGTATTTCTTCTTTCACATTGGCGGCGACTTGAACAGCCAGATCCAGTCGCTTTTCTGGTGAGATCCGGGCGACCGCCAGCAAGTGGTGTTGACGCGGGCGACTCGCAATAAAAATAGGAGTCGGAGTGGTTGTCGTCCCACCGGGGATGACCACGATATTGATATCCTTGCCGAAGCGATTTTGAATGTCGGCCTTCTGATGTTCTGTCAAAGCAATAATACCGCTGAACTTGCGTGGATTGGTCAGGACGTACTGGTAGTTGTAATTGAGGTTAGGGTCGTTCAAATTGGAAGGATCACTGACATGAACATTATGAATGTAAACGTAACGGCGTGCTGGGGTGGTCATTTTTGCCAGCGCGGGGGTATTCTCATAGCGGTCGCTGATAATCAGACTGTCCCCACCGGCTTCAGTGTTAATTTCATCCAAGAAGAAGGTTTTCAGCCCGTCATTATTCATGAAGATCCGTTGCTCATCCTTGTATTTCAAAAAAATAGACTGAGTCACACCACTGCTTTTCAAGCGCCAGTTAATGATTTCTTCCCCAGTATGGGAAAAGAAATGTTGTTCCTTCAACTTACCATCGCTGGTCATGATGTTGTCCTGACTGAGAAAACCGCGATCGTCATAGATTTCACTGTGAATAACGCGGTTATCAATGGTGCCGTAAACGATCGAACTGATTTGACCGTCGTTGACATCTTCCCGAATCAACATTTGTTGATTACCGTTAACCACTTTCCAGCCATGAATTTTGATTTTATCATTGTCCGTTTCTTCGCCCAGATCAGTAATTTCGCCGTCTTGTTTGGCTAACCAGGCCTTGGCCGGATTTTCCTGTATGGGCACAGAAAGATTTCCTAGGAAATAATCGAACATGTTCAAACTGGTTTCGTCGGACAACCCGTTTTCGGCGAAGTTGCGATGGAAACGGGAATAATAATTCGTTGTGACCACTTTTGCCGGGACACCGTGATCCAGAAACAGATTCAATCTTTTCATTTCAGAGTGCTCAATACCGGAGCTTTGTTCGCCAACAGTATTGGTAACAAAATAATTCATTTTTCGTTTCCCCCTATTAACATTAGTTTGTCGGAACGGATTCAATACCGAGAGAGCGCAGCCACTCCAAGGATAATGGCAGCCAGTGAGCCACATGTGGTAAATCTGTCCCTGGTCGCCAAGCAGTGAGGACATTACTCAAGGCCAAACCGTGGGGGCCATCTGAGAAGGTGTGCAATTCATATGGCACCTTTGCCTTAGCCAAGGCAGCCGCATAATCCAGTGAATGGAACACAGGAATGACATTGTCCGCCGCAGTCCCCCAAATAAAGGTGGGACTTGCCTGTGCCACATTGTGTGCGTGTGCATCTGTACTGGCGATGTTGTCCGTTAATTGAATCAGCGGAATCTTGTCTCGCGGTGGAAACTGATCGTCCAACCGAGTGACGGGATATCCCAAGATGACGGCCTTTGGATTCATTGGTGCCGGAATGCCTGACCTCTCTGCAAAGTCCGCTTCAGAATGCATTGTGTCATATAGGCTGACCACTTGACCACCCACGGAGAAACCGGCAATGACCATTTGCTCTGGATTCACTGCCCACTCATGTTGGTGATCGCGAATCGCTGCGAGTGCCTGACCGAGGTCATAGACTGGTTGCGGCAGCAAGGGTTTCGTTTCACCGATGAAGTGGTATCTTAAATAGAAGGCTTGAAAACCACGGGCAAAAAAAGCTAGTGCCAAATCTTCTGCCTGATGTTCCGGAATGTGGGTATAAGACCCGCCCGGGACAATCATTATGACGGGGTAGGTCGTGCGCCCAATTTCCTCGTTTGGGGTATGGAGATAACCTTGCGCGTAAGCAGGGCCGTTCAGATCAATTTTGACTTGTTCCACGTCGTCCGCTCCTTTTAATCAATAGTTAACACTTCCATTGTAGCGCACCGACAGACTTGTTTGGAGGGTAACAAATGGCAATCCAATTGCGCCGGTTCCAAGATAAAGATGCGGCAGACTTGTTTGAATGGGGTCAACGGATTCAAACAGATGCCACTGTGGACTTTTATACCGTGCAAAATTTAGCAGATGCGCTGTATCGGGTGCATGTGTTTGCGCAAGATCCCCATATTCGCGCCATCGTGTCAAAGGACCATGTCATCGGCTACCTGGAACTCACACCACGACCAGCCGATTATTGGGAGATCGGCCTCATTATTGATCCTGACCAACGAAAGCAAGGGGTGGGTCAGCGGGTATTGCGATCTTTAATGGAAAGAAAGTTGAAATTGGCGGCGGTGGTCGACAGTCGAAACTTGATTGCCCAGGCCTTTTTCAAAAATGTGGGATTCCAAATGCACGATCAAATACCGGCGTGGGTACAACAAGATCCTTCAACCGTGCGATTTTTCATTTGGAAATGACTTTGTAAATGGCGGGTGCTTTCTGAAACTATGGTATACTATTCACGGAGTATTTTGTTCTTCGGAGAGGAAGGAACGACCGTGAATACAGCATTATTATCCAAGGTGCTGAGTGCCCGCATTCAAGAGATTCGGAAAGATTCTCAATTACATGTCCTCACCCAATTGGATGAACCATCTGGCAATGAGCCCCGGGTCACCCAATATGTCGCCTATACGGATTTCAGCGCAGATCAGCAGCAGAAACAAACGGCGTCAATCTACGTATTTACACCATATAAAAATTTGGACAATCACAACCGAGCCATCATTGAATACCAGACCCAATTGATGTTCAATTACGATCCTTGGCAAAAGACAATGCATATCAGTGTACTAGAAACACTTGGTGCGGCGTCTAGTCTGGCTTTTTTTGATTACCAAAATCACGGATTGGCCACAGTCGCCTTGAAGGGCTTAATTGGGCTGGCCCGGCGCAATGGCTACACCCATATTGATGGGGTGGTATCGTCATTCGATGGGGTGGATGACTTGTTGCGGATCAGTGACCTATTCCAGAAAGTCGGATTTTCTGTGCAAACAAACCCGTCAAATCCACATGTAGGCGAGTATTCTTATGCCCTAACGAAGTAATCTTCGATAAAAATTCACATTTTACAAGAATTATTGTCAAAACATGATGCCAGTCCTCCCCTCCCGGTTGATATTATAGAGTCACAAGGAATTCAAATACTTCTTTGGGGGAGGTCAGAATGTTGATGAGAAGACAAAGTTCGAATCAACGGCCTTACTGGAAGAAGATATTGTTCTTTGCTGCACTGTTTCTATTTCTTGTCGGCACCGTGATTGGCATATCACGTGCCTCCGCGTTGGCGGCAAGCGATGCTGATAGTGGAAGTGAGGTAAAAACAGCGCAACCAGTTGCCAGTTCAAGATCTGGGGTAACTGGGAAGAACCCGAAGACATCTGATGCTCAGGTTAAGATCATGAGTAATGACAATGGCAAGCCTGGTGAAGAGGGCGGCCAGTCAAATGATAACCAAGGCAAAGGTGAAGCGGGCACGACTCAGCCCATGGTTAATGTTGGTAATTACAATGCCAAGTTTCCACAAACTAGTGAAGCCCCTGATCCTTATCACTTCCAAATCATTGGAGGAGTTGGATTAGTGGTCTTGGCAGCAATTGGATACACTGTTTCTATCAAGCGTCGCACTGAATCATAATTTGAAACAATTGTTTGTCAAAATTGACAACACAGGCGTTTTAGAACCAGTATGATGAAAGTGTGAAGTTGGTTCACAATATCTTATTTCAGGTTGCTTGAAGAGAGCAACGAAAATATTTGGGAGGAATAATATCATGAAGTTTACTAAGTCAAGTTTACTTAGTTCTTTAGCTGCTGCAGGTATGGTATTGGGTGCCGTTGCACCTGTAATTGCTAATGCGGCTGGTAACAGCGATGTTGAAAGTGCAGCTGCTTATAAGAACAACATGCTCACACAAGACAATGAAGGTAATGTATCAATTACTTCAGCCAGTGCCAATTTGTTGCAAAACAAACGTAACCAAGATGGTGATAAAGTTACTGGATATGCACCTGGTTATGTCGCTGGTTCTGGTGCAAATGCTTCTGCTGGTACTGCAGTTGGTACATCTGATGCTGTAGTTAAGATTATTGAAGGGTACCTTACTTTGGATGCAGTTCCTGATTTCAACTTTGGTACTGTAGTGCCAGGTGCTAAGGCAGCACTGCAAAACTTTAGCGGTGCTATTTCTGATGATGGTAACGACCAGGGTGATTTACAGATCACTGATAGTCGTTCAACGTCTGCTGCAACCTATTCAGCAGCGCCATTTCCTGCTACTGATACTGATGTTACTAATGCAGTTTCTGGTAGTAATCTCAGTGCTGAACAAAAAGCTCAGATCACTGATACTGTTGCCAAAGCAATTGCTAATAAGACGTTAACCCTTACTGCTGACAAGACTGCGATTGCACCTAAGGCTAGTCAAGATCCTGATATTGCTGGCTTGACAGATGATCAATTTGCTGCTGTTGTTGCCTTTGCTAAAGATACAGGTCGTGCGACTTTATCTTCATCTTCTAAAGATGGCAAGGGGTATACTTTGAGCGTTGCATTAGGTGACTTCAAACAATTGAATGCCGCTGGTAATGCTCGTACCAGTGTAGATGCTGGTAGTGGGTTCTCATTGATTCTGCCTGATTTGACAAAGGTAACTGGTGTCGTTGATAAGGATGCTGCTAATAGCTTTTCATTCACTGGTACTACTGGTACTGCTGCCGATAATAATGGTGGTGTAACTGCTTCTGATACCGGTACTGCAATGCAAATTGCACAAGCCACCAGCGGTGCATCATTTGGTACTGCGGCTGTTCACTTTGCCAAAGCTGGTGCCAAAGAAGGCGTTGGCTTGAAGGTCGGCGGCAATGTATCCCAAGGCGCTTGGGACGCTCCTGTTTATTGGATCTTAAACGCAGCAGCTCCTAAGGCTTAATAACAAGTCAATTAAACTTACAGGTATCGCATATGTTTTGCGGTACCTGTTTTTTTGTGGGAATATTCCACTAACTATTTGTATATACTTAATTCTGAATAAAAATTACACAATTTGCTTACAAAAGCATTCCTATATTCGGTTTTTTACGGTATGATTTAATTAGACGAAAAAGTAGGGAGTGGCCTTTTTTGAAATTCTTAAAGAAATTAAGTCAATTAGTTATCCCAGCTGTCTTGGCTCTTATCACTTGCTGCGTGTTGTTATTGTTCATGGGGCAACAAGCACATGCGGTTGGGGCGGGATTTAGCATTTCTCCTGTTTATCCCGATAATCAGGTTGGTGGTGATAGTGGTGCCTTTAACATCATTGCTAAACCGGGCACACGTCAAGAACTTGGACTTAAACTGGTAAACAAGGAAAACAAGAATCGTATTATTCAAGTAAAGCTGAACACGTCCTTCACCGACACTGATGGCAGTATTCAATATACACAACCCAAATCACAAATCGCCAAGGATAACACAATCAAGTATTACGTTAGCGATTTTGTTCCTAAACCACAAGTGCAAAATGTTAAGATTAATGCGCAATCCACCGGTTATGTCATGTTCAATTTAGACATTCCTAGTTCTGGCTGGCAGGGATATTTGCTTGGTGGTTTTATTGCGATTCCGATGAATGAGGATACTACCACCACTGAGCAAAAGGGGACATTATTGCATCAGCGCTTTGGATTAACTGTCCCTCTGGCAATGCGTACAGATGCTAATTATAGTTCCACTATTAAATTACGGCTTAATACAATTCGTCCCAAAATGCTGCCGATGAACACGCTTGGTATTGCTGTGAATGTTCAGAATACGCGGCCAACATATACGCAGAATGATTTGAATATTAATGCCACGGTTACCCGCAAGGGGTCCAAGAAGGTTCTTCACTCTGCCAAAGTCACCAAGACATCATTTGCGCCCAATTCGAATTACGATTTTGGTATTAGCTGGCAGGGCAAGCCGTTAGAGCCTGGCAAATATCATCTATCATGGAAGTCTAACATTGGTGGTGTTCAAAACTGGAACTTTGAACGTGATTTTACAATCAGTAATGCCGATGCACAGCGATTGAATAATCAAGCCGGTTTCAAACCCAATTATCTTTGGCTCTGGATCATTTTAGCGATTCTGTTGATCGTGTTGATCATTGTAATTGCATACTACTATGGACGAAAGAAGAACAAGCAAAACAACAATCCAACACGTTCTACTCGGTCTTAATTTCTTAGTCACTATGAGGGCTCTTTGCGATAATGCAGAGAGCTTTTTATTTGTTGCAACAAGGGTGCTGTCTGGTATCATTAAGTGGAAGACGACAAAGGGGTGCAAGTTGATGTTGATACGAAAAAAGAGTGTGTTGAGTAGCGTTTTAATTGCTTTAATTGTGGTGATTTGTGCGCTTTTAGGGCCGACTCCTTTTCGTCAAAACGTTTCTGCAGATATTTCTAGTGTGTCTGTTACCCCGATGATTGAAGGATCAGATGTTACGGATCGGTTTCAATTAATCGTCAAACCGGGACAAACACGAAAAATCACAGTTTCATTCACTAACTTCGGCTCTTCACCAATTACGCTAGCGGTTGTCCCTAGAAACGCTGCGACATCAGGTGAAGGTAAAATTGTTTATAGCCGGGATGTCAGTGCTGGTGATAGTAAATTACGGTATGCTTTCAAAGATATCACTAAACGTAAATATGTGAAGATGGATCCACAACAGACCAAAGATGTCACGTTTACGCTAAAGATTCCTCAAGAGAAGTTTATCGGCTTGCTGATGGGTGGACTTTATATCTATGATCAGCAGCAGGGGGAAGCTGCGGGTACTGTGGCTGTTCCTGTTTGGTTAACAGAAACCAATCGCGCAGTGGGTGGCAGCTTGGTGCTGACGGGAATTGAAACTGATGCAATTAACCAGCAACCCTATGTTTTTGTGAATTTGGCCAATACGCAACCAGGAATTATGAAAAACGTTGTGGTTCACATGAAAATTCAGCGCAAGGGGATTCTAGAATGGATGAATTTGGGACTGAAGCCGATGACGGCAGATTTGAACTACGACAATGTTGCGCCCAATTCAATAATGCCAGTTGGTTTCAATCAGAAACAGACGCCTATTAAGGCTGGAAAGTACGTCGTTGATGGGACCGCTAAGACTGGTAAGACCAAATGGAAATTTGGCGGCACCTTTAATATTTCCAAAGCACAGGCAGACAAAGTGAATAAAGCGTCCAAAAACCTAATTTATGATTACACATGGGCGTATTTGTTGGGCATCCTTGCTCTCTTTATTTTGATTATTATTGTCGTGTTGTTCATTCACCGTTCTCTCCGGTACAAACCGCGCCACTTAGCAACTCGTACAGCGACACGACAAAGAAGACAGAAGCAGGCACCGAACAGAAAAAAGAGTCGCTGATATGAAAAAGCGAAAACTAATTGGACGGCTCCTATTGGTTGGAGCACTGTGCTTTGTGTTTGGTGGTACAAAAGCCTTTGCGGCTGAGAGTAACACATCGGCTGCAAAGGCGGATAAGGCGTACGCCATCCGTGCATTACTACCCAACAATCAAATTGATCCACAAGTGAATTACTGGGTATTACAGTTGAATCCTGATCAGAGACAACAATTGGACACGCAGATAGTGAATACTGGACGCAAGCCCATTACGGTCAACGTTCAAGCAAACGATGGTATCACGGCCGATAATGCCAAAATCGTCTATGATCAAAAAAATGCGCAGTTATATCCTCGAACGACGATTGGTTTTTCTTCACTAGTGGTTGGTAAAAGGGCACAAGATGTCACAGTTGAGCCTGGACATGAGAAAACGGTAACGTTTACGATCAAAGCACCTCCTGAAGCGTACCAGGGAATTATTCTCGGTGGTATTCGAACCGTTGCCAAGGTGAGCGATGCGGCTAAGGGAAACATTACTCTTCATCAACAAGTCGAATATAATCTGAGTGTGGTGTTACAAGGACAGGATACGAATGTGACGCCAAAATTGTCTTTTGGGTCGCAAGTGACCCCGGGTGTCCTTGCTAATAAGATGGTCCTACGTGTCCCAACCATCAATGCGTATCAAATCAACATTAGCGGCATCCAAACGGATGTCAAAGTGATTAATCGCGGGACAAAGAAATCTGTTGTCAAAAATACTCAGTACGGGCAGAGTATTGCTCCTAATTCGCGTTTCGACTGGACATTTCCCGTTAAGAAATTAACAGCAGGCGATTATCAGCTTCAATTAACCGTGTTTGGTCGTAATTTGAAAAAGCAAGAAATCACCCGTAATTTCTCCATTTCAAATACATTGGTCCGTCGCGTAGCAGCCTATGATCAAAAGCCGGCACAACTCAACATGGGCGTAATTATTATGCTAGTTGTACTGACTATCGTACTATTGGTGACTGCGTGGGTGCTGATTTACTTCTATGCTTTGGATAACGGCAGAAAAAAGCGCCTTTCTTGGGAAAAACAACGGAAACAACACAAATAGAGAAAACTCTTTATGGTTTTTGGTTTCGCAAGCGGTTGATTGTCGGATAAAATAGGGTTAAGGAAGTGATTCGGGATGAAGAAAAATCGTTGGGGATTCCTCAATATTTGTGTTGCTGCAGTCATTGCTGCTGGGGGAGCAATTGCGGTGGCGAATTCTGCGCGTGCGGATACTGATACTGGCAGCGGTACCGCGACAGTGACGTTTACTGGCGGTAGCCAGATTGTGCAAGTGCCTAACTTTGACTTTGGTGCAGACAATAAGCCAAGCGGGGTAGCACTGTTTAACTTGATTAGTTCTGCTTCGGATTCCGCAGGGGGCACTACAGATGTCAGTCAAAGTAAAGATTACCGCGCATTGACTGTACGAGTTCCTAATCAGGCTGATTCTGGAGATGAAAAAACTTATGGCTGGAATGTCAGTGTGAGGTATCAGTCAGATGGATCTGATAATGGTGTGCCAAAAAATTCGTCAATTGTATTCAACTTACCCAGTTCTGATCAATACGCGGATGGTGTCCAAATTTTATTGGGAAATGATGACGGTGTATTTACTGATGCCAAGTGGAACGGTGATAAAAATTGGATATTTAATACCTTGCCAGGCACAAGCCAAGCTTATATGAAGGGTGGAGCGACGGATCAGCCAGCTGCAGATGCGGTCCAGTATGAAGGCTTTGTTCCGATAGGTTGGACACCGGGTAATTCGACAGACGGGAGAAGCTATTCCGGTGTGACTGTCTTTGGTCGTAAGACTGATCAAGTTGATACAGTTATTACAGGAAGTGCCTCCACAGGCTACTCGAATCCATATTACCGATTGAATTTTCCACATAGTAATTCTGCGCAGATTTATGTGCCGGTCTCCTCGCAAATCAGCAATCTCAATAAGGTGTTGACCGGAAATCTTGTCTGGACTTTAAGTAAAGGCACGCCACAATTTGGCTGGCCTACCACGAGTTCACCGACAGACTCTTCGGGAACAAATGGATAGATTGGTGGGATCTTGTGTGCGTCGCGTGAGATTGTTGACTTTCCTTTTTCTAGCAACAACCTTCATTTTTTTGGTGCAAGGTGTATCGACTGTTCAAGCTGATACACCTTCTTTTGACGTCCAAGCAGTGCTGCCCAAAAACCAAGTAACACCCCATATTGAGTTTTTTGATATTCGTGTCAGTCCTGATGAGGAGCAATCCTTACAGGTTGATCTCGCCAATTTGACCGGAAAAACAAATAACATCACCATTGATGCAGCGGCACCGGTGACGGATTTGACTGGGAAGGTCAACTATACCGATCCAAATAGTCAGGCAGACCCATCCGCTCAATATTCGGTACATAAACTGTTTCAGGGACCAAAGTCAGTGATCTTAGCGCCTCATGAAACAAAAGCCGTCACGTTGACGCTTAAAACACCACCAAAGGCTTTTAGTGGTTTGATCATTGGCTCGTTTATTTTCAGTTCCGACAGCAACCCGAGTGTGCGTGACGACAAGAAGTCTCATCGTCTAAAAAATGAGATCCGAGTGTCGATTCCGATTGGATTGCGTAGTACTAATCCGCCGATAGCAACAGTTGTACCTGATCTTGATTTGGGTGAGCCTAAGATTGTGACCAGCCCATTTGGAGGTGGTGCGATTCAAATACGCTTGCGTAACGTTGAACCGGCATTTACCGGTGAAGTTACCGGGACCATTGATGTGCATGATAAGGATGAACAGACCAACAGCTTCCGCTACAAACAGAAAACATTTGGCATTGCGCCAAATTCATTTTTTGAAATGTTTACGCCGTGGGGCGGCGGTGTCGTCCAACCGGGCCATTATGTGCTGACTTATCGATTTAGTGCGGGCGAAAGGAACTGGACATTTACTCGGCAGCTTATTGTATCGAGGGATGAAGCGACTAGCGTTAATCAAACGCAACCGGCCACCCAAAATAATGCGCTTATTTGGTGGCTGATTGCAATATTGCTCGTTGTTTTATTGGTTGTTTCAATTACGGTATTGGTGTGGTACCGCGGTAAAAAGCGGGGACAGCAATTAAATAGTTAGAAAAGGGTTTTAAGATTCATTTCTCAGCAAGTTTTCTTGCAAAACATGCGTTACGTTCGGAGAATAAACCGGTAAAATGAAAGTGTAGTAGTAGGACTCGTTTGTGGGGGGATAACGGTTATGAAGATTAGCAGGATGATGAGTCGCTTTTCTTTGGCAGTGTTGGCGCTGTCAGCATTACCATTGAATACGATATTTGCGGCAACTCCGACGACGGCATTACCAGATGGTACTGGTAATTCGTTCAATACAGACAGTAAGGACGCATCCGGCAGTGCATACATCACTAATAGTGGTAACTCTGGTTCTGGCACTTCGAAGTTTGGTGTCGGGTTTATACCGGGTGCATTGACGTTGGATCAAGTGCCTAATTTTGATTTTGGTATTCATGCATTGGGCGAAGCAGGGACTGTTGCTTTACCACCTAGTATGGATGGAACAGCTGCAACCGGTCTAAGTGCATTTCCAATGATTGCAACAACCGTAGCGAACACAGATTCCGGGTCACGCAGTTTGGTGGTCACAGACCAAACGGGTTCGACTTCTGGTTGGTCAGTTAACGTGAGTGTCACGACACCACTGACTCGTACACAGAACCTCTCGACCAGTGGGAGTGCAACCGACGCGGCAGATGCGGATAAGATTCCTCTGACATCTGCATTGTTGGCGTTTAATGTTCTTGGTTATACCGCAGCTTCGGGAGCCACGCCTGCAATTTCTGGGGATGCCACCATTGGTACTTATGCCAGTGGTAAGTTTTCTGCATTTGGTGGTACTGAAAATAAAAATCCAGCATTGACAGTTACACGGGGTGCGAAAGGCGGAACAGGTACAAGTGCGTATCAGCCGGCCGTTGTTTTAGATGTGGGTAGTGAGAATAAAGGCACAAAAAATGCAAACCTGTTTTCTGTAGGCGCCGGTTCAAATGGCAATCCTCTAGTTGCTCCCGGTTCCTATCAACTGGACTTCACTCCCGTTAACAATGCGTTGCTCTATGTGGCACCGACATATCAAAAAAAAGGTATTTTCAACGGCGTATTGAC